GTTCAGACGTGAGTGTTTGTATTCAAACAAGTTTAGTCTACAAGACTTCTTTGTTTGGAATATAGCAGGATTTGGGTGGGGCATGGTGCTCCGCAAACTACTAACACTAATATGGGATAAACTATGTTAAAGGAAAATGGTAAGCTAAAGACAGGTTACATCATAGCTGGTCTTATTGTTCTTCTACTTACAATTGGTAACAGTGTGTTTAATGGCTTGTATGCTATGAAGTCTGATAGCGTTTCTATTGTAACAATACAAGCAAATCAGAAAGAGTTTCAAGCAGGTCAAAGAAAACTTGCTTCTATGATTGGTCAATGTCAGACTAGTTTTGATAATCATGTTGCAATCTCTGAGAAGAACTTTCAATTGGTGGACAAGGATATTGAAGCGTTAAAAGGAAAAGATAATGACATCTTCAGGGCACAAGAGGCTCAGTCGTCTTCGATTATAGCACTCACACGTGCCACCACTATCCTAACTATTGAAACCAAGAACATGAAAGATGCTATAGTGAGGTTACAATCTAAATGAGAGACCTAGCTTTTATCTATAAAACGATAGCAAAGACTTTAAGTATGTATGATAGGTTTACACCTAATAGGTTTATACTTATCCTTAATACTGGTTTTGCTGAGAGTGGTTATATCTTACCTAAGAAGGATGGTTTCTGGCAACTTGAGTATGAAACTACTAAAGACTTATTGGTAAATGTACTACCAAGTATAAAGAATAAAGCTTCTTATTTTGACTTTCCTTCAGCAGACTCATACACTGAAGAAACTCATAATGAGTTAATGCTTGACTTATCTTCTGAAGCATTGAGTATACAGATACGCTTAGTTGATCTAAAGTATCGAACAGATGCTGAACCCATACCACCTTACAATAATCTGTGGCAGCAGGGGAAGTATTGGAAGAGGATCTATAACACAGAAGCAGGTGATGGAACACTAGAACATTTTATAAGAGAAACAAGTATAATAATCTAAAGGAGATATTATGAGTTATGCAGAAGACGTAAAAGAAAAGAAAGGCATTGCTAAGTTCTTTAGCTATGTAGGTTGGTTCTTCAAGGATACTAATGGTGATCCTTCAATGAACCGCCTCCTATGTTTCTTGTTTGGTTTAGCTTCAATTACATTTGGTGTGCTTATGCTGACACGTTCAGCTAACACGAAAGTGATTGATCACTATGAGTTTTGGCTCGCACTTGCTTTTGCAGTGATAGCTATCCTCGGTAAGAACATCCAGAAGATCGTTGAGTCAGCAGTGGATAAGCTTAAATTCGGTAAATGAAAAAACTCCTTATCTGGCTTGTTGTTGTTTTACTTTCCTTAGCTTTCGGTTGGTTTATCGGTGTGAATGGAGGAGGTGGTGTGGTTACCCCTCCTCCCATTCATACTGATACTACCACAGTTGATACAGTTTACATGTATGAAACATACTACGAGACAGACTTAGACACTCTTTACCTAACCGATAGTCTTAAGGTAGATAGTCTATTAGCATTAATGGGAGATCAGTACACACTATTCACTGACTCTCTCTATAAGCTGGTAGATGTGATTGCCCACTTTGACTCAACAACCAAAGATTTTAAACTGCAAGTGGACTACTCTATACCACGTAGGACTTTCAGTGTTGGCTTAGATCTGTTTGTTAAAGCCACCACTACTTATGTACCAACCTATGTTAAGGAACCTTGGTACTATGACTTCTCGCTGATCGTAGACAGCGAGGTATCTCTTGGCTTTGGGTATAGTGCTCTGAGCGTATCGAGAAACATGAACACTGGTGCATACAAACTAACCTTTAATCCTCGTGTATCAGACATCATGAAACTAATAAACCGGAGATGAAATGGATAAACCAATCAAAGCAATCGACCTAGTAAATCAAGCAAGTAGATCACAGAAACGAAGAGATAGTTTGTTTTGGTCATTACTAAGAAATGACTTAAGCCTATCATTGATATCCCTTATTGTGTTAGTAGCTATGGCTTTACACAGTATAGTATCTATAGCACTGATAGTGTTGTGTTCATTAGGATTACTACCTTCATGGACATTAACCTTCATACCTTTATATCCAGTATGTGTGGCGTTAATTAAACCTATCACGCATTTGAAATAGTGGGTGTTGCATGGCACAACATTTAGATAATAGACAAATCAGCTACCTTAAGGATTGTGCGGCTAGGGGTTTAACTGATACTGCTAAATACGCTAAAGACTTCTTAGCACCACGTTTCCCATTAGACTGGTCGTCTATACATAAGGATATATGGGAAGCTATAGATGCAAGGGTGTTAGCAGATAAGATAAAGATAGATTCTGATGGAAATGAATATAGGGAATTAATACCTAAGTATCAGAAGATATGTATAGTTGCTCCTCGTGGTATAGGTAAGACTTCTATAGCTAAGACGGTAGTTGATAAGGCTATTAGATATGGATTACATAACTATATAATGTATATTGGTAAGAGTGAGGGCTTTGCAATCTCACAGACTGATAACATTAAGAGGACAATACTTCAGAACAACATGGCTAATGCTGTGTTTCCTAATCAGGACAGACCAACTACAATAGACTTTGATAAACTACCAACAGATTTTAGTAAGAAAGCATGGATGATTAATGACATCCTTGTTATGCCTAGGGGTTGGGGACAACCTATACGTGGTCAGAATGTAGAGTTTAACTTAAAGACCTATCGACCAACGCTATTTGTTATTGATGATTTGGAAGATCCTAAAGAGATACGAAGTGATACAACTCGTAAGGGCCTAAGAGATTGGTTCTTTGCAGATGTTGAAGAAGCTATCCCACCTGAGGGTATGACTGAGAACTATCAGTTCATTTACATTGATACATTGAAGCATCAAGATTCACTTGTGATGCACTTAAATGGTGAGGAAGACTGGAAGGTTTTGTTCTTACCTATAGCTAAAGATGATGGTAAGTGGGAGAGTTTAGCTCCCGACTTTACTTCAACTAAGAAACTAAGAGAAAAGTATTTAAAAGCAAAGAACGCTAATAGGCTTAATAGCTTCTATCAGGAACACATGGCTACACACACTGCTTCTGAGTTGAAGGATTTCACACCGGAGTTGTTTAAGTATTACAGAGAGACCGACCCTGAGTTCATTACTAATAAGACTAGTGGTAACTTTATAAATGTGGCAGTTGCAGACCCGGCGAAGACAGCTCAGTTACAATCAGCTGATAGTGCCATCTGTGTCTGGGGTATAGACCTTGCTAATAGGAAAGCTTATCTGAGAGACTATGACCATGGTAAGTGGCATCCTGCTGAATTTGTCAGTCATTGTTTTATGATGGCTCAGATGTATGGGGTTATCTCATTGGGTATTGAAACTACTGGGTTGGATGAATGGGCACTAGAACCTTTCACAACAGCTCAGCAGAAACTCTCAGTACCATTTCCTATTGAAGCTCTCAGTGCTCACACAGGTAAAGCTCGTGACCCTGAGCATGGAAAGAATAGTGGTAAGGTTAGACGAATAGGTGGTATGTATAAGCACTATCAAGACGGTATCATCTATCATAATGTTGATAAGTGTAAGGATTATGAAACGCAACTTAAGGCTTTCCCATCACCGGATTTATGGGACATTATAGATGCTGCTTCATACTTACAGTTCTATATAAAAAGATATAACTTATTATTTGAAGGGGTAGGAGAAATGGATAACATAGCTAAACAAATAGCTAATCAGTACATGCCTGAACAACGACCTCTACCACCCGGGGCAGGAGAACTCATATGATACATAATAAAAGACATGGTAATAGTAACTATACTAATGCACTTGCTAAACAAAACAAACCTGTTGATAAGACTAAGTACATTGATATGTACCCTAATAAGGTTGACTTAACTCCTGGTAGTGCTATTCATGATGCTATTGTTTTTGAGATTAAGTCCATCCTAACAGCTAGTAAGAATAAGATGAGTAAGTTTAATAATCAATGGTTAGCTGCTGAAGGTAAGATGCAACCTTATGTACCTACAAAGAAAGCTTCTGATATTACTAAAGAGACTGGGACTATGCCAATCTACATCCCGCTTTCATATGCTACTTTGCAGACATGGCTGACGTTCATGGTTAATAGCTTCCTCATCAAGAACCCTATCTTTAGGTTCACATCACTCAATGGATCTACTAAGAGTACTATAGGTGCTGTGTTATTAGAAAGGATTATACATTACCAGTCAGTTAATAATAGCTTTGTTCTACCTCTACATACTATGTTCAGAGATTCAGCTATCTATGGCATAGGTGCTATTGCTCCCTCCTGGGAAGTACGTGCAGTTAGAAGTAGTGGTCAGTTAAAGAATGCAGATAAGAAAATAGTTCCTAAAAAGATTGTTACTTTTGAAGGTAATCGTCTAACTAATATCCATCCAAGGAATCTATTCCCAGATCCTAACGTAAGTTTGAATAGGATAAATGATGGTAACTTTATTGGTTGGAGTGAGAGTACTTCGATTAACAAACTGATGAATGTGGAAGCAGATGGGTTTGGTGATACTGAAGGTGGTATGTTTAATGTAGACTATTTGATTGATGAATTAGGTACTACTAACTACAATGCACTTTTGTTTGAACCTTCAACTTCAGGTGATACAACAAGTGCTGCTGATAGTATACAAGGTATAGGTTCAAGTGGTAAAGCTAATAACACCAGTGTGATATCTGTTTATATTAACCTTGTCCCTGCTAAGTGGGGACTAGGTACAGGAACACTACCTGAGATGTGGCTTATAATGATAGCAGGAGAAAAGGTTATCATTAAAGCAAGTCCAGTTTCCTTGTTGTATGATGGCTTTCCTATTGTTGCTTGCTCACCTGAGACAGATGGCTACAGTATGGTTAACAATAGTAAGATCAGTATGATTGATGGACTACAAGATACAATTAACTGGTACTTCCACTCACACGTAGCTAATGTTAAGAAGGTTGTGAATGATACATTCATTTATAATCCTTTCTTAGTGAACGAAGCTGATGTGCTTAACCCTAAAGCTGGAGGTGCTTATCGCCTTAACCAGATAGCATGGGGTATACCTAATGCTATTGACCAGGCTATTAAACAACTTGAAGTGCATGATGTAACTCAAGGACATATGACTGATATCAACTCACTAATGGGCTTACGTGCTCAGGTGTCAGGTGTTAGTAATGAAGTCATGGGTATCATGGCAACGACTGGTGAGAGAAGGACTAAGGCTGAAGCTAATAACTCCTTTGACTCTGCAACCAATCGTATTGAAGCAGATGCATTCATTATCCAGGAACAAGCTATTAAGCCACTAGGTAAGATGATTGCTAAACATACTCAGCAGTTCATGTCACAGCAGACTACTATTCAACTCACTAAGGAAGCTATCTATAAGCTAACTCAAGAGTATGGAATTAAGCTACCAAGTGATAAGGTTTCATTGATTGCTACTAGAGAAGATATTGATATTGACTTTGAGATCTCAGTCAACGATAACTTCATGACTAAGGGTCAAGACCTTGAAGCTATGAGAGGTATGTTTGAGGTTGCTTTACAAAGTCCAGAGATGTCACAGAATATAGATATGCCTCGTCTATTCCTACATGTAATGAGAGAGTCAGGAGCACCAAATGCTTTTGACTTCTATAAGATAAACAAACCAACTGCACAAGTTCTGCCTGATGAAGAGATAGCAAAGATGCAGGCAGAGGGACAAGTTAAACCAGTAGAGGTTCCTCGATGAGTGAAAGAACAGATTTTAAATATGATGATCTTCTTCCTGCTTTAGAGCAGGCATTAGCAGAAGACCTCCTATCAAAGGGAGAGATAGAAACATTTGAAAAAAATAAAGTATGGTTGAGTATGGTCAAGTCTTTTAAGGGTACAATAGTTTTTACTATGAACCTATTAACTACCGAAGAAGACTACAAGATGATAAGACAATACCAACATATAATCTATGACCTCAAGCGTGTAATAAACACACCTTCCGCTATGCTTAAAGCATTGGAAGTAAAATCAAAGGAGAAAAAAAATGATAGTTAACAAACCTTATACCGCACCTGGAACACCTGCACCCGCAACTCCGGCAGTTGCACCAACCCCTACACCAGTGCCTATCCAAGCAGCAGCTCAGTTACACCAGCCTGAACCACCTAAAGGTATTAAGTTACCTCCCGGTGCTGTGGCTCCAGCCCCTGTCGCACCTACTGAACCTGTCCCATTGGCTCCAGTAGCCCTTGACGAAATAATGAGGTTAATGCGTCAACCTCTTCCAAACAAAGATGCTCTTAAGAATATAGCTGAAGGTGATAATGAAGCCACAGCTAAGAGATTGAAAGAGCTTCAGGACGCTAATGTGTCTAAAGAAATTGATTTCTCTAAGATCAAATTTATAACACCGGAAACATTTGAGAAAGTTCAAACTGACCCTGAAGCTATGAATTCATTGTTCCAGCAATTTGCCGCTTACATCGCTAAAGACACTGCTGAAAAGATTTCCTTTACAGAACGTAGTGCACAGAAATACACCACTACTAATAGCGATAAGCTCATGGAAGACTTCACTACTAGCCAGATGATACGTGATTATATCGGGCGAGAAGATATGAAGGATGTACTACCCTACCAAGATTATTATCTTTGGAAGCTAGCACAGAACCGTGATAGTGGTATACATGGTGGAATGGATCTACAGCAACTTATGGTTCAGACTGGCAAAGAAGTTCTTGCTCTTGTTCGACCTGCTACTCCCGGAAACCTACCAAACACTAATCCAGTATTCGGAGGAATAGGCGGAGGATTTCAAGCTCAAACTGAAAAAACCGTTGGTAATGATTGGTCAAGTCTAATATCAGATTTGGCTAAAAACCATCGATAACTATTAACATCTATTAGGAGATTACATGGAACCTAACTTTAAGGTAAAAGATCTTTACCAAAAGTCCCAACCAGTTGCGATAACTGATGAGGCTTATACAATCAGCACGTTCCTTCAGAAGAACTCTTATAACGTTACCTCAGCTGAGGCTAGGGTTATTGTTCTTCCTAACATTGTGGAAGCTGATGGCTGTGAGTTCATCTTCGTTCCTGGCACTTGTACGGGTAACGTTAAAGTCGATGATGATGCAGGTAATACTATCATCACTCTGTTGACTAATGCAGCACCTACCAAATTAGAATCAGCTGGTGGCGAATGGTGCCAGTTTGATTTAGATACTGACACTCACGCTTAGTGTTTGTATAACTTAACTATAATCTATAATCTATAAAGGAAATAATATGGATCAAGGAAATTTTGCTTTTAGTGGAATACGTAACAGCACCGACTTTCTGTCTTACGAGATGGACCAAGATTGGCGAGCTGGCGTACCGAAGCTATCAGCTAATGTGAAAACTCCACTCGCTTATCTCGCCTCTCTTTCTAATCGTCAACCAGCTACAGCCCCGCTGTACGAATGGTTTTCAGAAAGAGACTGGATGGGTGCAGTGACTATCACCGGTTTATATACTGATGTAGTCTTAGGAACTGCGTACAACCCTTCAAGTGGTACGACAGCAGTAGGCACAGTATTGTATATAAAGATGGCAGAAGATGCAGCTAAACGTTTTGAATCAGGTCATCGTGTTCGTATGACAGATGCCGCAGGTCGATCAGATATCCAAGCTGATGTCCTTGCAGTCACATTGGGTGGCGCTTCAAGTTTTGTAACAGTTCGTCTTATCCAAGCCCAGACTTTTGTATCAGGTGCAGTAGATCTCTCTGATGCTACTCTCATGGTTGACTTAGGTATGGCCGCTCCTGAGTATTCTACTTGGGGTGATCCTAAAGCGTATGACCCTGAACACTATACCAATTACACTCAGATCTTTTCGAAGACAATCGGTGTAACAGGTACGCAGTTGGCAACCTCTACCTATCGTATTGGTGACCCTCTTGTACGTGCTAAGGCTTCCGCTGCTTTGGATATGAACAGAGATATAGAACGTGCTTTCATCTTCGGTCGTCCAAGTTCAGGTATTGGTTCTAACGGGATGCCTCGTAGAACTACTGCTGGCTTGACATACTGGATTGCAACTGAAGCCGCAGGTAATGTAGATGACTTTAGAACTACAACCCTTTCAAGTATCGCATCAGCAGCCGCTTGGGCTACCAACGGTATGAAATGGTTGAATGCTAAGCTCTCTACTGTCTTTACATGGGGTAGTGATACTCGCTTAGGTCTTGTCGGTAATGGCACATTGGCTGCTATTGATGTTATCGTAAAGAACGAAAGTACGTACAACATCTATCATAATGAAAGTGCCTATGGTATTAACATCTCTATTCTTGAGACACCTTACGGTACTCTTGCTCTTCATAAGCATCAGCTCTTTACCACGCTTCCCGCTGATAACTCGC